GAAACTAATTCAATCAATGGAAGCAGCCAATCAAATCACTGAGGAGACTGAGAAGTTTCTTAAGTCTGATGAGTTGTGGGAAGCAGCAGCGACACAGATGGAGGTGCGCTTACTCATACTTAGTATGTCTGGTATGCTTGCATTTGCTGTCACTGAGCACGGTGGTTTATATCTTGACCACTTGATTGAGGAAGAAGAAAACAATGAAGATAGTAAAGGGTGATTGGAGTGGAATACCTACTTCTGTTTGCCCTAACTGTGATTGTACTTGGTTTAATGTTCCGATAACATTCGACTCAGAAACATATGAGATAGCAGCGTATGGTCTTGACGGTGTAACTTGTTGGTCTTGTGACCAACCCATTACACCACCAATACCTATCGATTCAAGGATAGAGGAGAAGTAATGGGCTGGATTATCACGGTTGTTCTTGGGTTAACCACTGTTATGTATGCTGTTGCATATCATAATCAAGTTAAGTTAACTGTTCGAGAACGGTTACGGCAACATCAATAGAACCCACGTTTATCGTGGTGGTTTAATGCATTACAAGGCGTATCATAACGCTTCTTAATGTACCTTATACCACGTTGTGTTTGTTCTTTGATACTCAAACCTTCAGGGGTTTTAAGTATTTGGAACAAGCCGTAGGCTGACGACTTGGGATTGTCTGCAACGTTAGACCAAGTAGACTCACGTCTAACTAGTTCGTCAAGGCAAACCCATTCGTCACCTGTCCATCCTTCATATTTGACTTTCAGTCTGACGTATGAACGAGATACTTCAGCAGGTACCTGTCTAACAATAGGTACATCAGATATATCAGGGACAGGGATTATTGGTATTATCATTAATCTCCAACCAGTAATATTATATAATATAATATATAATATAACTTAGTAGTAGTTATATTATATAATATAATATTATATAACATAATATAACATAACCTATGTTATATTATATAATATAATATAACTTAGTTTCTAATAGAAACAATGTTATATTATACTTTACCCTGATGCTTGTTGCATCAGAGGTAAACCTAGACTATACTGAGGATAGTGGGTGGGCTTTCTCTCACCTTTCACCCTGCCCACTATCGAACCCTAACGGTAATCAGAGGAGGATAAAGTGTTAAAGATAAACGGATACGATGTACCTGAACACGTTTCCTATTCAAGCATTACCACTTGGTTGTCCTGTGGTTATCGCTATTACTTAACTCGTATTCAACAAGTTGAGGAACAGCCTGCTGCTTGGACACTTGGTGGTTCTGCTGTGCATAGAGCAACGGAAACTTATGACCGTCAACTTTGGGATGAGATAAATGTCTGAAGAAGAATTGTTTGACCAACTATCAGAGTTGATACCTGACTTGAAAAAAGCAGAGAACGAGTACTCAACCTTTGATTGCACTTCAGAAATACTTAATGCCTACATTGAATTAAAATGTAGACACACCCATTACAGTACGTTACTCATTGAGAAGTCTAAGTATGATAGGCTTATCGATGAAGCAAGAAGTAAGTTGATGGCACCGTTGTACATTAACTCAACACCTGAAGGTGTGTGGTCATTCAACCTAGATAAGTTTGATGATTTAGTTTGGACTGACCAAGATAACCTGCCAGCAACAACAGAGTTCGATAACAAAGAGAAGGTAACTAAATCAGTTTCTTTCTTACCAATAGAAAAAGGTGATAGATTATTTTGGATATAACAATAGACTTGGATAAAGTCTGGAACGATGCGTGGAACGCTGAGATTGAAGACATAATAAAATATCAAGACCCAAATTTTGATACCAAAACTTTACGTCAATCATCACGCACAACTAAAGCGAACCCTGATGGGGAGAACGCTGAGTGGTGGTATGTTAATGGTCGTAAGTTTCTTGACTCTTGGATTGCTTGGCGTAAAGGTTCAGGTTGGAATATCTGGACAACACCTCAAGGTGTACCTGCTATAGAGTTGATGATGGAGATTGAAACAGGTGGTGTTAATCTTAAAGGTGCAGTTGACCGTGTGTTTATTACACCTGAAAGAGAAATCATTGTTGTTGATTTGAAAACAGGTATACGCACACCACAATCAGACCTACAATTACAGGTGTATGCTTGTATGTTGGAACGTGCAACAGGAATTAGACCTGACTTTGGTGCATACTGGATGGCAAGACAAGGTGGAACCAGTACACCTGTTAGGTTAAATAAGTTTACATTAAAGAAATTAGATGAGATGGTTAGTCTCTTTCAGAAAGCGCGAGAGGATAACCTTTATCTACCTAATTTTGAGTCGTGTAAAATGTGCTCTGTACAAGAGTACTGTTATTGGGTAGACGGAGAAAAGTCTAGCCAGTTAGGAGAAATCAATGGCAACAAATGAAGCACTGTTTTCAGTTAGTATGAAAACAAAAAGTGGAACCATCCTCACATTACGTGCAGATGATTTCGAAACATTCTCTAAGAGTATCGCTGACGCAGTTGGTGGCAACATTAACTTAGTTGTCGGTGCATTAGAAGATATCGTTCACGGACAAGATGCTGTTGCTTACGCTGCGCAAGCGTTAGGTGCAACAAGTGTTGTGACTGAACCAAACATTGGCAACGGTCCTATTGCACCACCGTCAACAATTGGTTCATTCCCTGCACCTACCTGTCATCACGGTCCAAAGAAACATAAGAGTGGACAAGGTGCTAAAGGTCCTTGGCAAGCGTGGATGTGTCCATCTGCTAAAGGAACACCAGACCAATGTCAACCTATGTGGATTAAACGTGGCGAAGTTGGTTGGGTTGCGTAAGTGAGAACACTCACTAGAACAATTGGTAAAACTGAATCAGGTGGCGAACCATTGCCACCTGTGTTCAGGACGTTTGAACATTCCCAAATTGTTTTACGCCGTAGCGAAGTGAGTATGTTTGCTGGTGCTCCTGGTGCTGGTAAATCAACACTTGCTTTAGCGTTAGCAACTTGGATGAAAGTTCCTACCTTGTATGTATCAGCAGACACAGGTGCACACACAATGAGTATGCGTTTGTTTTCAATGCTTACAGGTAAGAGCCAAGATGAAGCAGAGAAACTTTTATCATCAGATGTTAAGTTCGCAAGGGAAGCAATCAACAAAGGTTCAAGTCATATCTTCTGGTCATTTGATGCAGCACCTTCCTTATCTGATTTAGATGAAGAAGTACTTTCATTTGAAGAAGTACACGGTGAGAACCCACACTTGATTGTGTTAGATAACCTTATCGATATCACTGATGGTGGTGGTGAAGAGTGGTCAAGTATGCGTCAGACTATGAAAGAGATAAAGTTTCTTGCACGAGATACTAACGCTGCCGTTCTTATCCTTCATCACACAAGTGAAGCATTTGATTCTAACCCTTGCCCACCAAGGGCTGCGATACAAGGTAAAGTTTCACAACTACCAGCATTAATTTGTACCATAGGTCAAACACCTAACGGTATGATGGGTGTTGCACCAGTAAAGAATCGTTACGGAAAAGCAAACGCATCAGGGAGTGAACCAGTTTATCTGTCATTCAACCCAGAGTTTATGTACCTTGCTGACCCAAGAGAATCTTTATGAGAAATATGGATGGCAGATGTTATATCTGTTCATCTATCTGGTACTGCACTTGCAATAACGAATCGAATATAGGTGAAGATGAGCAAGTCTAAACAAAAAGGTACTGCTGCAGAAACTGCTGTAGTTAAATACCTTAAAGCAAACGGTTTCCCTAAAGCAGAACGCCGTGCACTCCAAGGTAGTTTAGATAAAGGTGACATCTCAGGTGTTGATGATGTTGTGTTTGAAGTTAAAGACCACAAGAAGATGGAACTATCTGGTTGGGTTAAAGAGTTAGTAGTAGAAGTAGATAACGCAAATGCTGTAACAGGTGCAGTCATACATAAAAGAAAAGGAACAACAGATGTTGGCGAATGGTACGCAACAATGCCAGTGTATATGTTCTTATCTTTAATAAGAGAACTTAATGTCTGATTCACCTATCGCAAAAGTGTTGATGCTTTATGGTGCTGTAAAGGTACCATCTGGCAGAGGATGGCGCAGTATGAAATGTCCTTTTCATTCTGACCGTCACGCCTCAGCAACAGTTAACACTGAGGTGAATGCGTTCTCCTGTTTTGCCTGTAGTATTAAGGGAGACATTTTTAAAATAATTATGGAACAAGAAGGGATTGGTTTTCGTGAAGCAAAATCAAGAGCAGAAGAAATTACTGGAACAAGCAACATCTCATTACCAAAAGTCAATCAACTTGGCAGAAGAGTATCTCGCCAAGAGGGGACTATCTCTGGAAGACGCAGAGAGGTTTCGTCTGGGGGTAGTGAACCAACCACTCGTAGGTCACGAAGCGTATCAGAACAGGCTAGCGATACCTTACATAACTAGAGCAGGTGTTGTTGATATCAGGTTCAGGGCAATAGATTATTCTGAACCAAAGTATTTAGGTTTACCTGCATCTGTTACAAGACTTTACAATGTTGAAGCATACTTTCAGGCAACTGATTGGATATGTTTATGTGAAGGAGAAATAGATACCATCACACTTTCCAAACTAGGTTACCCTGCCCTTGGTATTCCTGGTGTAAAAAACATTAAGCCACATCATTACAAAATCTTGTCAGACTTTGACAGGATATATGTGTTCGCTGATGGTGACACAGCAGGTCGTGACTTTGCTAAAGACCTAGCAAGAAAAGTAGCAGGTGTTATACCTATCACCATTCCAGATGGTGAAGATGTTAACAGTTTATTTATTAAGAACGCTAACGGTTTCGATTGGTTCAAACAGAAAGTGGCAGCCTAATGTATAACGAAGTAAAGTTTGCTGAACTAACCTATGTGTACACAGATGGTTTAGCAGAGTTGTTGATTAAGAAACAAAAAGATTATGGACCAAAGAATATTTCTGATTCACCTGGTGGTCCACTTAATGGGTTACGTGTGAGAATGTTTGACAAACTTGCTCGCATCAATAACCTTGTTGAAACAGGTGTGACACCAGAGAATGAATCGTTACGTGATTCTTTTATGGACATAGCAAACTATGCAATCATCGCAATGATGGTGCTAGATAAACAATGGGAAGGCGTTGAATGAAACGCATCGTAGTCCTAAGTGATATGCAAATACCATTGCATAATAAACCAGCAATCAATGCAGTAATAAAGTTTGTTAAAGACTACCAACCAGATGAACTCTTTTGTGTTGGTGATGAGGCTGATTGTTTAGCACCAGCACGTTGGTCTAAAGGATACGTTGCTGAACACAGCAACTTACAAAGAGACCTTGATGAAACCACATCCATTATGGGTAAGTTTCGTAAAGCAATAGGACATAAACCTTTTCATCTTATGAGAAGTAATCACGGCGATAGAATACAACGTTACATTGAACGTGATGCGCCAGCGTTAGCAACACTTAGAGATTTGAAGTACGAAAAACTTTTAGGTTATCGTGATTTAGAAATCACTTACCATAATAAACTGTGGTCATTTGCACCTGGTTGGGTTATGGGTCACGGTGATGAAGGTGCAACCAGTAGGTACGCAGGTGGCACAGCAGTATCATTAGCAAGAAAGATTGGTATGTCAGTAGTATGTGGACATACACATAAGCAAGGAATAATCCATCACAACACATCATTCAATGGTAAACAAACATCAAGTTTGTATGGCTTTGAAGTTGGAAACATAATGGATTTGAAACAAGCAACCTACCTTAAAGGTGGTTCAGCGAACTGGCAATCAGGTTTCGGTATCCTATACATTGACAAAGGTAAAGTAACCCCAGTACCTGTACCAATGATAGGTAACTCATTCGTAGTAGAAGGAAAAGTTTACAAGTGGTAGATTACATAACAGAATACAATGCTTTAGTTAAGAACGTTGCATACTCTAAACATAAAGATTATTCAATGGTTCCTAAAGAAGATATAACACAAGAGTTATGGTTGTGGTTTCTTGAACACCCTAATAAAGTTGATGAGTGGTCCAAGATGGATGACCAGAAACTTGCAACCAAACTTATCAACAGGTCTTTACATAATCGTGCACACGATTTTTGTCAGAAAGAAAAAGCAAGAACAGTTGGTTACGAACTAGCAGACCTATCTTATTATCATCGTGATGTGGTTGAAGAACTTCTTCCATC